TACCTAAGAGTCTTGTTATGCTATCTCTCAAAGTTCCAACACTAGGATAAATGATATTATCACCATAAAGAGTAATATCAAGTAACATTGGATTTACTTTAGATATAATAACTTTATCGGCGTTAAAAACTCCTTGCATGATTTTTATATTTTCATTACGAGTCGCCTTACTTGTGTTATATGCAATTTTGGCTTTTATTCTTTTTTTGAAATACATATCTTGCAAGTTACCTCTTTCAGTAGAAGATATGCCTTCAAAATAAAATAATTTTGATACGTTCAAGTGTGGCATATTTAAACAAAAATATTGAGAAACATCAAATGTCTTTCTTGAAGTGCCAACAAGCCAACCGATATAATCAAGCCATATGCCTTCGGCTTTGTCAATATCAATCATATTAGATAAATAATTAATCGCATCTTGTATGCTTGTTGCACCCACGGCAAATGCTTCGCAAATTTTTACATATTCGGGGATATTTCTAAACTCCGAAATTGAATATTCAAGCATTTTTTTATCTAAATCAAATGTTTCTAAACTCATTATGCCTCGCTTATAGCAATATCTCCTGCTTGTATTGTGCCATATTCATCAAAATCCATTGTCAATGTTTGAGAAAAACTACTATTATCCAATGAAATTTCAAGAGTATTAACGTAATCTATGCCATCAATAGCATTTATATATTGATAAAAATCGTTTGCAACAATTCTTTCGCCCATAGCATAATTAAAATTATCTACGATTGCTTGTTTAACACTATTAGTTACCTGTGCAAGAATAAAACCGTCTTTTAGAGTTAATTCAATGTTAAAATAAATTCTAATTCCACTTGCCCTTGAAAAAGTAATTGTTACATCTTCACCTGATATATCTTTAACAGTCACATCAATATTGCCATATAAACCAACACCGTCCATAAGATTCTCAAAAATTGTTTGTGCAATAGTGTTATTACTTTCGCCACTTTTTATAACAATTTGCATACTATGTGCTGGAATACTATCAACAGTTGAATTTGTCCTATTTTGTCTTATAACAAGATTTTTTGTTGAATTATTTGCTAATGGCAATAATGCAGCATACATACCGCCTTCCGTATTACCACCTTTAACAGAATTTGTTTCGAGCCAACGTAATCTAAATTCGCTATCATCCTCATAATCATCGCCTACATTTGTTACATTGCCGTCGCTATAATAAACACCAGTTATTCCACTTGGCGCATCTATAATTTCTAATAAAGCCGAACTATCTAACTCAATAGCACCCAACTCAATAGCAGTAAAAGACCCTGTGGCTTTGCCGTTAGAGCCAATAGTTACTGCGGTATTAAGTTCAAAAATATCTTCAGTTGCAGTGTTTTTAAATCTAATAGACCCCACATCGCAAACTGTGCCATTTGTACCTTCAATTGTTCTTGTGACAACGGTATATGTCGCATAATTACGAGTTAACCCCACAACTGAATATAAAGCATCTTGAAACTCACCTTCTGCTGTATAGGGGTTCATTTGTTTTGCGAGATAAAGCATTACATCTTCTAAAGCCATACAAGTTAAAGAAGCCGAAGTTGCAATATTGTCAACAACGCCTTCCTTACGAATTACAAAATCGTTTCCATAGACTTCCCTTAATTTTGTTGTCCAAAAGCCTAAATAATCTGTTAAATCTGATTTTGTTATACCTGTAGAATTAATTTCCATTTATACTACCCCCAATGCCGTAGGATTAAGTTGTTCGTTTACAGCAAGTTCTGAATTGCCAACTTTAACCGTAGCCGAAACATGAATTATATTGTCATTGTCTTGAAAAAAATTATATTTTAAAACTGTGTCAACGCCATCAACGGTGTTTATTGCTCTTTTTATTTGTGCAGATAATATTTCAGGATATGCCCTCATGCCTGTAAAATATGAAATCCCTTGACTTTGGTCTAAAATCCAATCGCCAACGAGAATATATAATCCTGTACGAATATGTTGCATAATTCTATTTATATCTCTTACAAGAACTAAATCGCCATTTTCAAGATATAAATGATTATCTGTTATTTTAACATCATCTGCCATATTTTAATTATAACCTAAGTAGTTGGTAAGCCGCTTGTACCACTACCAGTTTCTACTCCACTATGCTTGTGTACGCTTAAAGGTATTGAATTGCCGGTTATTTCGCTTGTTGCAGTTATAGTTCCATTAACAATTAAATTACCATTTATAGTCGTACCGCCATTAATGACGTTTGTTGCACCAGTAATAACAAGATTTCCGCTGCTATCAACAGATAACTTAAATTTTGTATTTTTTAAACCAATTTCAATCTCTTTGTCTGCAGGGTAAACAAATGCCTCTGCGTCAGGTACAAAACCTAATTCAAAGCAACGGTCATTTATATCATGTTGTCTATCGTCCGAATTGTAATCAAAATCGGATTGCAAATATCCCTCTGTTGAACGGTCAAAAAAACGACAAACGCCTCTATCTCCCTCTTTAATGCCCAAGAATATATATGCTCGTTGTGTTTCAGGTCGCATAATAGGTACGTTATAAATAACCACATCTGGTTCTTCGTCATTAATGTAAAGCAAAACATCAACGTAATTGCCATGAACACCTACGACCTTGCAAGGATTTTGAACATAAACATCGTCAGTTTTATCATCTATAATGCTATTCGTTATTTCTGTAAGACTTTCCATTTATTTTTCCCTTAACAGCAATAAATTTCTGTATAACAATCTGCACCATAATTATTGCCTATATGGTGTATTCTATAAATATATTTATCACCTTCTGCGTCCGCAATACCAAATTTGTCATCATCTTTGCCAAGTCTACAAGTTGCTCCACATTGAAGATGCGGTAATAATTGAGTTTTTATTTTGAAGCCTTGTGATATTCTATCAATCTCTACGGATTTTACACCTTTAATACCTTTTTTCTTGCTCGCTTTTTGTATAGTTTTTACTCTTGATTTAAACTTATCGTCTTGTCTTTCTGGAGTAGAAGAATTATGAGGCGTTAATAATATACCATAAGTTTTTATATCGCTTCTATTTTTGTCATAAATATTTAATTGCATATCATTGGTATTCCAGTTAAAACCAAATCTTTTACCAAGAACATCAAGTGTTTTTGATACATCGCCCCTAATTGAATATCCTTTAGAAATTTTTGTATTTTTTAATGTCTCTAAAACATTATTATCAATATTTCCCTTACTTAAACCTAAAGCATCAACACAATCATTTATAATAAATTCGGCGGTAACATCACTTTGATAAGATTTATATAATTGCGCAAAACCATAATTCATCAACGTTATAACTGTTTCTAAATCATTTTGTCCACTACGACCAGCATTAGCGTCTTGTGCCATGAAACCTTTATTAGAAGTTAAAACAGTTTCTTTACCAACTTTTGTTGCCTTAATTGGATAACCAATATAAAACGAAATATATTCATCATTTTCGCCTCTTGCACAAGACAATCTAAAAGCGTCTGCCTTCTCATAAATCAAATTATATATGTCGGAAGATAAATTATAAATTGTTATTTTGCTTGTTTGTGGAATATTCTCATAAGATTTTACAATAGAAAAAGACATATCAAGCCCTTTTGTTAAGTCGCCATAAACATCCTCAATAGTTATGCCTTCTTTTTGGTCTTTTAAATCAATCTCTAACTTTAACCTAAAATCCATTACAGGGTTAATATGTGTCATTATGGTTTTTCCTCATCGTTATAAAATAAAGCAAATTCTTTTTCTATGTTTTTTAAATTTGGTTCATAAGTATTACCTTCTTTTTGCAAAAAATAAAGCACATAAGGAAGTTTATTGTTTCTAATTTTTAATCCATTTACCAAAGATATGCCACTTATTATTTCATTATCATCAAAATCAGATATTGACATAAGAGCAGATTTAGAATAATTATTCCATCGCAAAGTAAAAATATATGTATTTTCATCAAGAACAATGAAATATTTATTGTAATTATTTTTTTTATTAAAACCTTTAAAATAAAAATTATAATAAGCCATTTTATTTTCCTTTTTTTGGAGTTGGTATTTTTTGTATCGCTTTATTAATATTTCCACCGGTTGCAATATCAGCAGATTTAATAATAGATGTTGAACCTATAACTTTTGGCACAGCATTTCCTATATCTTTTGTTAATTGGTCACTAGGATTAAAATTAGGATAATCGCCACTTGACAAATCTGTATAACCCTTTGAACCAGAACCCGAAGCCGAAGCAGAACCCGATATTTTATCGCTTTGTTTAATTGGCACTTTTTGTATTGTGACTTCGGTTGTAGTATCAATATCACTTCTTGTTATTTTTTTGAAAGATAAAGTATAATCCATACCACTTTTAGTGCAATCATGATTAGGATTAAAATCTGTCAAAATTAAACTATCAAAAACTTCATCACCCAAAACAAGTTGTACCGTTTCTTTTCTCTCTCTTAAATATTTCAATATTGCTCTAAATTCAGATTTTGAATATCTTTTTCCTTCTTGTAAGGCACAATTCACTGTAAATATTTCAGGCATATTATGAACATATTCATTTAGCGATTGCCCACTCTGGACACGTCTATCGGGTGTTTCTGATTGATATGTTTCGTTATGAGATATTGTTAAATCAAATTCTAAAACTTCTTTCCCCGTTTCTCCTTCTTTTTTTGAAAAAGTATCTTTTAAATCAGTCAAACCTTTTAATGTTCTTGTAAAACCGCTAATAAAAGCGCCTACGTTTATAGTTCCATTTGATAAAGCATCTTTCATTTGATTTAAACCGCTGTAACCCATTAAAGAGCCTTGAACACCTAATGCTGGTGCAAAGCCCATGAATAAATAATCTAAGGCTTCTTTTGAAGTTACCTTACCGTCAATTAATGCTTGTGTAACTGCTATACCACTAAATTTGCAACTAATATCATTCATCAAACCACTTATTTTGTCACGATTATCGTTCATATAATCAGCCAAATCTCTAAAAGTTTGCACGGGATTAGCAATAGCATTTTTAATTGCAGATGGCGCACCTTTTAGCGCACTTATCATTTTACCCTTAAAAGAAGTAACGGTTTTTGGATTATTTTGCACCTCCGCTTGTTGAAAAACCTTTTCTTTGTCAAAAGGCAATATTAATGCCCCATATGTTTTTATATTACTCAAATTAACTTGTGGTGTATTGGTCGACATTATTACTCCTATTCATAAAGACTTCCACTTAATGGTAAAAGTTTTCTTCTCCATGCATCAAAAGCATCAACCGTTGCTTGCCCTGTTGCCGCTGGGTCGCTACTTCCATTTACGTTTATAATAATATCACCGGTTTGCAACGTTTGACTTTCTGTTTTATTTAATTCTGTTGGTAAATAAGGTGCTTGTGTTTGAGGTATTATTTGCCCTGGTGCAATAATGCTATGTTTCTTTGCAGACTGAAGTGGAATTTTTGGAAATTCACCACTAAAGTCATAGGTATCTCGTATATTTTTCATTCCCGGCGCAGAAGAAGGTATTATTCTTGTAACACCATTTTCGTCAATATAAACTAAATTTCCACGTTTATCTAAAACGCCACCCTTAAATTTCTCGATATTCGCACCTTTAATTCTTTCGGTTGCAGTTTCTACTGCTGGTGAAGGTTTATCACTATATAAACCCAAATGTTTTAACAAATCTTCGGTTAAACTTTCTGTAACTTCTGGCATAGCAAGACCATAGATTAAATCTTGGATTAAAGCAAGAAGTCCAAACAACAACAGCCATTGACCGTACAATAATGCACTTGCTTTTACTAAAGCCATAATATTTGTTACGCCTTTCACCTTTAAAAGTTCAATAGATGCATTAAGACCAACAATAACTCTTGTCAACCCTAAAGTTCCCAAAAGCGTCATAACAAATTCAATATTTTTAATTGCCCACCTAAAAATTTTAACTATTAAACCAAAAATTTGTCCAAGAAGTTTTGTAAAACGATAAAATTCTGGCGTTCTCATAAATTCTGCAATTGCATTTATGCCTTTTGCCAATTCCTTACCGGCTTCGCCATGCATAAGTTCAAAAGCAAATTTTTCCCAACTTTCTTTTAATCTGCCTTGTGCCACATTTACCGTTTGTTCAACATCTTTCCAACCATTTTGATATTGTTCTTTAAAAGTTTTTATAAATTTTGGCACAAATTCATTTGCAGATATACCAGCCTTTACCATTTCATTAAATTTAGCGGTTGTTACACCCATGGCTTTAGCACCAATTTCAAAAGCACCTGGTAGAGCATTACCTAACTGTCTACGCAATTCTTCCATTGAAACACGACCTTTAGACATCATTTGTTCTAATGCAAGTAAAGCACCACCTATTTGTTGGTCGCTTGCACCAATGGCTCTTGCACCCAATAGCATATCAGCAAACATTCCTTGTATTTGTTGTGGTTGAAAACCAGCCATTTTAGCAGATGAATAAAAGTTCTTATAACCAGTTGCAACAGTTTTTAAACTTAAACCATATTTATAAGCCGCTTTATCTAAAAATTCCCAATCTTGCGCTGAACCCGTCAAACCAGTAATTGACCTTTGAATTAGTTGTATCTCTGTTCCTGTTCTAATAATATTTTTTAAAGTTTGTATTCCAAAATATGTACCAATTAAACGAACAGCACCACGCCAAAGCCAATTTTTTTTATGCATACGAGCAATTTCTGCTTCATCTCTTTTGGCTTTTCTTAAGGCATATTTTTCTTCATAATCATTAAGTCTAATTCTCGAACGTTCCTCTAATTCATTTATTTTTATACGTTCTTTTGCAGACTGATAAGTAATTTTATTAAGATTTTGTACGCCTCTTTGATAATCGTGAAAACCACTCATATCACAATTTGTATATATATTTTGTACTAAATCATCAAAATAATTGTTTGCCACCGATTACCTCTTTTCTACCTTATAATCAATGGCTTCCATAGTTTCGCCAGTTTGATACCAGGGATGGTCGAAACCTTTATATAAAATAGTGCGTTCGCCGTTATGTTCTGGGTCAACACCAGTACTATTAGTAGAATTATCGAAACCGCCATAAGCGATTTTCTCATGTTGTAACTCTACGCAAACTTCGCCTATTTTTGATTGAACATCATTTGCATTTTGTCTGGGATTTTTTAATTTAGAACGCATTTCATCATTAACTGATTTTTCATAAGTTTCAGAGATTTTATCTTTCATATCCTTATATAAGTACATTCTAACAACAGGTCTAGGTGGCACAACATATACTTTACCAAAAGGTGTTCCCCAACCTTCCGCAAAAACAGTTGTGCCAAATTCAGTATGTGCGGCTTTTTTAATTACTTTACCGCCTTTATCACCATGAATACCAGCACTTATCTTATTTTTTTCTAACTCCTCAAAAAAAGATATGGCATTTTCAGGTTTAATGCCATTATTTTTTCTTTCTAAAGATGTTCTAAAAACATAAGTCATATATTAATTATAACCTATTTTACCTTACTATTTAATTTATCATATTCCAATTTTTCTTGATATTTTTGTTCAAGCAAGGATTCATAAGTCATAAGTAAAACGTCATTGTCCATTTTGTTTACACTATCATAATCTTCTTTCATTTTACATTGATTGAAAAAAATTACAAAATTAACTATTTTTTGTTTTGTTTGCTTCCAGTCTTTCTCTCTTGTTTTTGATTGTTTTCGTAAAAATTCATAGATTGATTCGCTTGGTTCACATAATTCTCTAGGGCTTTTTCTAAATAAGACGCTATATTTTTGGGTAATCCTTTCAAACTCGGCATTAAAACGTCGAACTCCCCCAAATTTTTATAAGCAAATTGCAACGTAACCATATATTTTCTAAGAAAATCGCCTGCAAAATGCTCATTTACTTCATCTTCCGTTGTTAAATATCTCTCACCAACTGCAACTGGATTTTCAAAATCGTACAAAATAGCGTCAACAAGCCATTTCCAGTCCTCTGCATCAAAAATGTCCTTTAATGTTTGATAAATAGAATAATGATTTTCGTTTTCAATATATTGTCTATTTATTAAAGTATTCACAGTAACACCAAAACCGATGACTTTAGGCGCAAGTCTTAATCCTAAATAATCTAAATTGTCGTTGCACAAAGCATTACGCCTATAAGTATCTTTTCCATACTTAACCACGAATTCTTTTGTCATAAAATTATCCTCCCGTTTTTTATATAATAACACAAAAAGGGTAAGATAAAAACCTTACCCTTTCGACAAACACGAGGATAAAATCTATGAAGAAAATTCCTCACAAGTAATAGTAAATTCTCTATCAGCATTACCATTACGAGAACCCGTATTTTGAATATATGCGTTGTTTGATGCATAATATTCATTAGTATTTTTATTCGCATATTGTATTTTTTGCGGGTTGCGAGATTTTGCCCATACATCCCATTGTGCAAGTTGTGGACTTGTAGGCAAAATAGTTGTTCTAATTTGCAATAAATTATCGTATTTTGCGTCTGTTACGCAATCCCCTTTACGTCCTGCTCTAGTTTCAGTCCAATCGCCAGTAAAGGACACTTCACAAATCGTGTCGCCAAAATGAGTAACATTAACACCATTTATGATAAGGGTTTCTAATTGTGCATCATATTTTGACATTTTTATTTCTCCTTATACTTTAAAAACCTAGTGTATTCTTTTCAGCGTCAGTAGGGTCAATAAATAATTCAATTTCAACCTTGCGACCTGTCAAAGCATCTCTGTAATAACCAACTATTTTATAAGTTTGTGCATTATAAAGTGTTTCATCAACTTCTCTTAATTCGGAAGGATATATTGTTTTAATTTCAAAACCCAAATTTTCATAAGTATCATCACCACTTGTTATTATGCTATCTTGTTTAATCAAGCCGGTAGTTTGCCCACCCTTAAGAACAGATTTTAACATAGAAAGCAATACATCTGCCGATATATCTTCATAAGTTAATTTCTTTTTCAAGAAATCAATGCAACGTGCTTTCATTAACAAATCAATGCAAAATCTAATATATCTTCTTTTTGCATCTTCACCATTTATCATATATGCACCCATAACAATAGGTGAAGCGTATTGAGTAACAGAACCACCGTTTATTGCGTTTACATTTGAGTAATAAGTCACATTTTGATTATCTAAATTTGTGTTAACTGTTGCAGTATAATCTTCAGGAGTAACATTCGTTACCGTTGAATATAAAGAACCGACTGCACCTAAATTTGGGTTAGCCATAATTCCAACCAAGCCACTTGCTAAACTTTCATTCGCTGTTGTGTGATAAGTAATCATTGTATTTGCATTGTTTACGGCTTTTAATTGAATTGCTATATTGCCAGATACAGCATTAGCAATATTTTCGCTTGAAGTTTGTGCAACAAATAACCTATTATTTAATAATGCACTTGCTGCCGCTAATTGAATATTTGCATCAACACTTGAATTAATAACTAATTGCGCCCAGTTACCATTAACTGATACAAATTCTGTTACTAAGTCGCCCCAAGTTTCACCGCTTGATAAAGTACCTAAATAAAGAACAATTGCGTTTACACGACCTTTATTCGGGTTCATATTGCCTTTTTGTGTCAAAATTGTTGCAATGTCCATATATTCTTGGCTATCAGATTTAAGTGTTGCATTAAGAACATCCGTACTATCAATTACCAATACTTTGTTCGCAGGAATTACAACTCCTTCTTTTACACAAGAAGTACCAGTTGTCAAATATCCCACATTTCTAAAAAACAGTGAAATGTCTGTCGCCTTTGAAAGCGTAAAACCCATCTCAACTAATTTGTCTAATGAAATCATTTTTCAACTCCTTTATGTTGTTTCTACTACTATATTATCATTATTGCTTATTGTTACTTTAAAATCGGTTTCAATATAATCATTTTTAATTGTTTTGTCAACAACTTTAACTTCTACACCAGAAGCAAAATTTTTATTTATTATAACAGGTTCATTATAACCTATAGTCAAATCAAACTCATAACGATACATATAGCCACCATCAACAACTTCGTGTAATGGTCTTATTGAACCTATCCCTTGAATACTAAATAGATTGTTTATAGGATAATTCTCAAATGCACCTTCAAGATTATCTATTTGTTCATAAGCAAACTCTTTGGCAACGTCCATATCGCTTGTGTCATAAGTATCTTCAACCCAAGCATTATAAACACCGACAGTAATAGTGCAAGTTTTATACCGCGTTGTGATATTTTCTCTCACCTCTTGATAATTATTACTGCCACTATAACTAATTATTCTTGTATCACCCTGATAGTGAGAAGTGCGTTTGTCCTTATTTTCTGCAATAACATTTAATAAACAATAAGGATAACCCGGTATATTTTTCCTCTCGCCTAACCAATAAACTTTATCAACGAAAGATATGTCAAGGTTATCTTCTATAAAATCATGAATGTATGGTTTAATATCAAGTAAAATAGTCATAACTTAATTATAATCTATGGACGTTGATTGTCTTTCAAAACAACGTACATCTTATTATGGCTTATCGGCTTATAATTAACCTTACTGCCATAAAAAGCATTTATTTTAACTTCATAATATTGGCTATTTTCACGTCTATAAACTGTATCGCCCACTTTAACATTCGGTGCATAACAATATATCATATAAACTTCTTTTATTTCATTACCCGACATAAGTTGTTGCAAAATTGCACCATCGTTTTTGTTCATTGTCTCAGGCGGTAAAAACACACATTTATAAACACCGACTGTTTCTTTTAGCGTACCTTCAGAGCCATTAGGTTTTGTATAAGTTGTTGTACGAGTTACATCTATCATTTCAGACGGTGTAAAAGGTAAATCTAAAATTGACTCAATTAATTGTGTCATATACCCCCCTTACAGCCATATTTGCATACTGTCGCTTATTAACCAATCACTTAAAGCATCTTCGATAATATCGTCAAGACCTGATAGGTCGATTTTTGCATCGTCTTTTAGGTTTATTTGGAAATCCCCGACCTTTACTTCTTTTAGTGCAGATAATAAATCACCAGTATCAACACTTGAACTTGCTCCGTTAGCATAATAATAATCAGCCACTTGACAGCATAAATTAATTAAAGTTTGTTCATCGCTTGTTTTACCATTTTGAGATATACGAGGGAATTGCAATGGTTGAATATCTGATACTTTACTTCCAGTATATTTATATGAGTCTATTTTTCGGCTCGCCATAACAAGCAACTGCGATTGCACCGTAGCACTTAATGTTGACCATGTGCTACCGTAAATAGCATTATTATAAATATTCGCATCTTCTAAATCTGCGTAAGAATAGTAAATTATATCATTTATTACTAAAGTTTTTGCCATAACTTAATTATAGCAAATTACTTATTCCCCTTTAAAAGTGTTGTCAATGTTTTTTTTACCGACCAACCTTTATATAATCTTGCATATAGAGTATGTGGAGGAATATTTAATATCCTACTCCATTCTGCTACTGTATGTGTTTTGCCTTTATATGTTAAAAAGCGATTATTTGTCCTGTTATTTTGTTGGACTAAATTATCAACCCACCGACAATTTTCAGGACAATAACCTTTGTTGTTATCAATTCTATCTATCGTACATTCACCTCTTTTAGCGTCTTTGTTATAACCATTATTCATAGCCCAATCATGGAAAATTTTAAAATTGTTTCGCCATTCATCGCACATAATAACACCTTTTGCCCCATAATCTTTAAAATTAAGAGCGTTCGGGTTATAACATCTAATTTTAATATCACGCCATATTACATATAATCTTGTTTTCTTTAAACCATGTGCCGTAACTTTTTCTCTCTGTAAACAACCACAACTACGTGTATGTCCTTTTGTTAAATGACTTGTTCTAACAATTATCTTATTCCCACAATCACACTTACATAACCAACGAGTGTAGCGTTTCCCATTAGGTTGAATATGATTTTCTGCCTTTTCAATAACAGTTAATTTCCCAAATTTTTGTCCTAATAAATTTAATGTTTTTCTCATAAAAACAATACTCCTATTGCTAAACTCAACTATATAATGTGAGAAGGGTGTTGAGTAAGCACCTTTTCGGTTGTACTGACCTATCTCACACTTTTATTTTATATCAATCAA